GGTCCTGTAACTGCGTTTTCATCTGATCTAACCCATAAGTGTGCTGTTACATTACTTGATACTCCTACGTTAACTGTAATAGTAGTTGACGTTATTGCAGTAATTACCCTAAATGTTCCTGATGCTGGATCAGTTGTTCTAGGATAAAGATGTTCAGTAGCATGGCTATCTTGAGCACAAGTAAATGTTAATGAATTTTCAGCAATACTAACAGTTCCGCCTACTTTAAACGGATGCACTCCGATAGTAAGTACTAGTACGCCCGAAGCTGGAGCATAAGTTGACGCAGTTGGTTTATACATTGCACTTTGTGAAGTTGCAAGTGTTGCTGGTGTTAATTGCGTAATTGGTGTACTTACACTGTTTAATCCTTGATAGTTTAATGCTGGAGCAGTTTTTTCCATTACATGAGATACAAGTAATTTAAGATAATTAATTGCCGCTATTGTTTGGTTTTCTTGTCCTGCTACTTGGCTCGTTGCACCTACAAAATATGCTAATGCGGCTAACCTAGATCTAACGTTTCCACCGTGACTAATATCCCATATAATTGCATCAATTAGCTGTCCAGTGTCTCGACGACATGTTTCTTTAGTATATGTAAAGCCACTAGTAAACGGTGCTCTATTATTTGAAACACCATGATCGATCCATTCAACAACCTCAGCTTGCATAAATGCTCTGTTTTGTGCTAACAGTTGTCTATCGTCTGCGTTAAATGCACCCTTTTCAATTTGTTCACATGCAAATCTTACAGTCTTAAATGGTCTGTCCATTGTAATACCGTAACTAGGTGCGTCACCGTCGACACCTTTGTTGTAATCACAATAGTAAACATGATTAACAAATCCAAAGTATGTCCATTCTGGAGCCGTTGCATCGTCATTAACTTTTAATACTTGTCCAACTTTGCCAATTGGCAATCTTGCTGGACCTGATCCACCGTAATAAAGCAAATCGCCTGCTGTGGTTAAGTTGCCTGATTCTGCACCACCTGATAAGAAGTTCCAATATGTGCCCGGACCGTCATTTGCAGGATCATTAACACCTGTGTTTGAAGTGTGTGCTAGTATACAAATGTATGCGTTTACGCTTTGCGTTACAACATCACCTGCATCATACAATGTAGAGTTAGTAAATGCCGATTTCCATGCCGCACCTTCGTTTAATCTGTCCCAATATGTTGAGTTTGGAGGACGTTGTCCATTCGAGTTTTTTGTAGCTAGATATGTATAGCCACCTAAACGTACTACGTCACCTGTTCTATAATCCTGCGAACTACTATCGTCTCCATAGTCTCCAACTAAGTTAAATCCAGTTACAAACACTGCCCAATCTGAGGCTTGTTCTGCTGGCTTTTTCTCTATGTTATTAGTTTTAGCAATATATGTATAGCCGCCGTATGTTACAATGTCACCTGGCTGATACTCTGAGTATGGTCCCCAAGTGTCTTCGAACTCTAAACCTGCAACAAATATTGCCCATTTAGATTCATCTAATCTTAAATTTGGTGCAGTTGCATTTGAAGTGTGATGAGTAGTACAAATCCATGTACCGCCTGAATCTTTTACAACATCGTTAATTTTGTAGCGTTTAGCATTTGCCCACTCGCCTAAGTATTCAATACCTTTATGAAAGTAATCCCATTTTGCTTGGTCAGCTTCAAGACCTCCAGCAACAGTGGCTGCTGATGTGTGTCCAGTTTTTGCTCTATAAACTTGACCGCCATATCTAGCTAAGTCGCCTACTCGATAACGTGTGCTAACTTGCCACACATCTTTCCAGTCTTGACCATCGCTCATCATATCCCAGTTAGCTTGGTTTAATTCTAAGCCTGATGTAGTATTAGGAGCACTTACGTGATATACTGTACAAATATAAATTCTAGATCCATACTTAACAATGTCGTTAACTTTGTAACGATAGTTTATTGCCCAGTCAGCTTTGTAATCAAATCCTTCCGAAAATAGATCCCATTTAGCTGAAGAACTGTCATCACCTAACGTAGCTTCAAGACCACCTATAAGATCATCGTCGGAAATATGTCCAGTATTACAAATATACAGTAAAGATCCATATTTTACAACATCGTTAATTTTATAAACTGTTTGTACAGTCCATTCGCCTTTCCATGTTTGACCATCGGAAAATTGTTGCCACTTTGGTGTTGCATTATTTAGATCTAACATAAAATCTGTTTGAGCAATGTGCCCGACTACACATATGAACGTCTTACCGCCATATCTTACTACATCGTCTTTATAGTAAGTGGTAGAAGAAGTCCATTCGTCTTTCCAAATAAACCTAATTCTACCTAATTTAAACTCTGCCATGGGTCACTCCAATGTTATTATTAGTATTTATCAAAACCCTAAACTCCTCAACTATTCTTAATTTTGTTTGCATTAGAATGCCCCTCCTGCAAAGAACGCATGTGCTAACAATGTACCAGCAATACCGTGTGCTACTCCAGGATTTGTTGGATCACCTTGTATATTAACCGTTGCTAAAATGTTAATTGCTCCATTTAGCGGAGTAAAGATTTCATTTCCTCGAAAGCTAATATTACCTGCGTTTAATCTGTTAACAGCTACGTCTGAGCCACCACTTGAAATACGTGACTTAACATATATACCAATTGCTTTTTGTGTTGGTACTATGTTATTAGAGTTTGCTGTGAATGTACCGTCTGTACTAAATTCTCTAACAACTGCTCCTGTGCCTCCAAGCACAACACCGCCTAGGCTTAGTTCTGATAATCCGCTTAGATCAAAGAAACTTGCATTGATTGATATTGTACCAGTCGACTGTTCAACTTCAAATAACTCACCAACTCTAAAGTTACCATCTTGGTCAGTACTTGTATAAAATACTCGTCCACCATAATATTGTAATACTTCGTTATATTGTTGTGGTTCGTTTGTTGCATCAAATCCAAATGTATATAATCCAGGATATGCTGTATCTCCAAAGTTACCAGAACCAATATCTAAGAAATCGTGTCCAGTAAGTCTAATTTGGCTATAGTTTTCTCGTAGTGTAACAGACGTACCGTGGACTGGAGATTCTGCTCTACCAAATGCTGGGCTAACTTGGAATGTTGCTTTAAAGACAGGAGCAGTTCCTGAATTTGATACTGTTTTAACAACATAATAAGTAACTCCGTCAATGCCGCCAATAGCAATGTTATCACCTGGTCCGGGTAACTTTGTTAAATTTTCAACTGTTAGCGTATCTGTTATTTGCAAAATGTCAGCAAAGCCGTCGCCGGCAGTAATTTTAGCCGTTGCACTAAAGTATCCCGTGCCTCTATTTGTATAAGATGGCCATCCAAGTACTCCGTTATTAACACTAACACTAGTTGTAACGTCTAATGTAGCTTGTGGATCAAATACTGTAATTGTCGGAGGACTTGCTTCGTTATAATAACTTCCTGGGTTGCTTATAATGAAGGTACCGATCCTGTTACTACCAACAATTGCAATTGCTTCTGCTTTTGCTCCAGTAACAATTCTTGTCGCGTCGTTTGAACCTACTGATACTCCAACCCACACGCCGTTGTTGGCTGCAATGCCGGTCCAGTCTTGCGCTGCCAGTGTTATTTTACTTGTCCAAGTAAATCCATCTCTACTAAGTGCTACTATATCAGATAACGGATTAAGTGATACAAACAGTCCTTGGTTGTAAGAAAGATCTCTCCATTTTCCTGTTTCCATACTACCTGCATGCCAAGTTATCCCGTCTAAACTAACGGCTGTTGGGCATGCTGTACTATCGTCCTTTTCGCTTATAGCAACAAATCTGTCATTGCCGTAAATTACTTTATTCCATTCTTGACTTGATGGTAGTGCAACTTCTGTCCAACTGGCTGCGTCATCACTACTATACATTGCTTTGTTGCCGCCACCTTGTATAATTACAAACTTACCTGCACCGTACGCACAACTTGCCCAATCAGCAGTTACGCCTACATCAACACTAGACCAAGCTGTGCCATTGTTAGTTGATTTTGCAATAGTCGTTCCGCCTGTACTGTCAGAAGTTCTAGCTACTGCAATTTTAACTTGTGATCCAGTTTCTGTACTTCCTACTACATCAGACCAATCTAATGAAGTTGGCAATGTAGTGGCTGTCCAAGATGTTCCGTCTGTAGAATAAGCCGAAGCACTTCCGCCTTCTGCAACAGCTACATAGTAACCGTTGCTAAAAGTAACAGCTGACCAATCTGCTGTTGAGGGCATAGTTGTGCCGGACCAAGATGATCCATCTGCTGATAATCCAGCAGTAGTTGACCCTTTTGCAACAGCTACATATCCATTAGTGCCGTAAGTAATAGCTGACCAATTAGCTACACCAGGTAGTGTAATTGTACTACTTACATACGTTGGTTCCGGTATATCTACTCTTGGTTCAATCACATAATATGTACTATTATCAAATGCAACTTCGTTGGGCATTCCTGTAACATGTTCCCAACCAGGTTCGCCGTTTGATTCTTTTTCAACTATGACTTGTTTTATATCCGATCTAAACGTTTTAATTTTAGCGTATTGTCCGGTTCCTGTGCCCGACGAAATTCTTACTCGCATACCTTGGTATTTTGCAGGTGTTCCTGTATCTGCACCTGATAGTATAATTTCAGTAGCAGTACCCGACTGTGCTTTGTTCAATACATATTGATAGTTCGCTCCGCCTATAAAGTTAGAGTCTTCTTCAGATGCAAATATTTCATTAATACCGCCACTTCTAAACTCAGTGTATTTTGGATCGGCTCCTGTACCAACACTAGTTAGTGCCACAAGTGCGCTAGTATAATCTTGTCCGGCATTAGAATAACCAAACCCACCTATTGTATTTTGGTTGTTGTACACATTATAAATTTGTGCTTCGTTTGCTCTATTATTTACTGTTGCTGTTGCTGGAGTTTCGCCAATATTAAACCCTTCAGCAACTGATCCGTACAACCCGTAAGAGTTGTTACCATTCAATGCTCGAATTTTGCCGCCAGCAGTAGCTAAGTATCCAATATGACAGTAGTATGTAAACACAGATACAAGCTCTGATCTACCATCAGCATTAACCCAGTATCCAATACCATCACTTAAAATTTGTGTAAAGTCGTTTGCAACCATTGACTTGTTGCCGCCGCCGTGTAAGTTTCCGTCAATTTTCATACCTACACACCCTGTACCAAATGTTGATACGTTTTGTACATATGGAGATTTATTAGTGATCCAAGCATATGAATCACTAGGGCCACTTGCAGGATCTAATGAAACATATGCTCCACCATTTGGGCGTCTTGTTAAGTTATCATTAGTAGCGCCTAACGTACCGAGCTTACCAGACAATGTCATATTGCGTAATCCAGTACCGTTGTGCATGTAAAACATATCAGTTGCTTCATAACCAGCCGCTGGTTGTACTGTTACACTTCTTAATTCGTCACCAACAATAGCAACATCTGCCGGAACAATAATTGGCAATACTTCTTGATATATTCCTGTTGCTATGAATATAGTTGCAGGTGCTCTAGCTGCCGTATCACCTCTGATATATTGACATGCATAATTTAAAGATGCATACGGAGTATCTGCACTGCCGCCAAACCCTACTGCATCTGTACCCTCCATTGAAACGTAATAAACCTTTACTGTTTGGTTTAACCCTTCCCATTTAACTGTAGCATCTTCGGCTACTTTAACTACTTGTCCCTTTACACCTATAGTAAGGTTTGTAGGAGCAACTGTGCTGCCATCATAAGAAGTATTAAATGTTCGTATATCACCTCGATACCTTAATGCATTATTTGATGCCGATGTTGAACTACCAAAGTATATACTCCAATACTCAAATGCTCCAGTTTCTGTGTCAGTGTCAAAAATTGGTCTTGCTTCAAATATATTACTGTAATGTGTTTTCTTACAAATATACGAAACACTCTGGTCTAGAACAACGTCGCCAGGATAGTATTGCAAATACGTACTATCAGATGCATCATCTACAGTCTGATAACCACCGTATTCTCTCCATTCACCCTGCCACATTATTCCAGTTTTAAGTAGTAACCATTTTGTTATTCCTTCTACAGGAGGATCACTTTCTGCATCGCCTGGCTCTATTAATTGAGCCGCTGTAATATTAACTCTAGCTTCGTACAAGTATCCGTTTTTGCGTACTACACTACCCGAAACATAAGTTTTGGTTATGTCCCAATCGCCTTTCAACTTGTAGCCTCTAGTTAATAATTCCCATTCACCTGCGTCTTGTGCTACTCCATATTCGTTAGGCAAAATGTTTGTAACAATTTGTAATGCAGTATACGAGTATCCGCCGTATGTTACAATATCACCTGGTTGGTATACTGTAGTACTAAGCCATTCAGTTTCGTATCCAAGTCCAGGTATCCATAGATCCCAATCATTAGCTAGATCAAACACATCAGTTCCGGACATTCCGCGCTTTGCTTTATACAAACTAGATCCGTATTTTACAATGTCATTAGTTTTGTGGTATAACCCGCTCCATTCGCCTTTGTATTCAATTCCTTCAACAATTAGTTCCCATTTAGCCGCTGACGAATCTAAACCTAAATCAGTTCCAATTCCTTCTTGTATTCCGTCATTACTAGTATGACCAATTGTACATCTATAAACGTTGCCACCGTAACGTACTATATCATCTTTAATATATCTAGTTCCAACAGCCCAGTTATCTTTCCAATAATCACTTCTTTGTAAAGTTGACCAGTTGCCTTGATTATATTCTAATCCGTTGTTTGTAGTATTTGATTGATGATTAGTTATACATAAGTACACAATGCCGTTATATCGCACTACATCATTCTTTTTGTATTCAGTATATGCACTCCATACGTTTAACCAGTTATAGCCTTTAGCAAACGGAGCCCACTTTGCTTGATCAGTTTCTAATCCCAATGCCACACTTGACGCACTAGAATGACTATCAATACAATTGTAAAGTATTCCTCTATATTTTACTAAGTCGTTTACTTTATAAAATGTCGAAGGTAACCAGTTGCCTTTCCAGTCAGTGCCGTCGACTACTTGCTCCCATTTAGGAGTAGATTCGCCTGCAACAAGGAAGTCTAAGTCACTGTTAAAGTCTGCTGATGCAGTATGACTAACTAACGAAACAAAAGTCTTACCACCATATGAAACCATATCGTCTTTAATGTACGCTGTGGCTCCAGCCCAAGGACCTTTCCAATTGTAACGTATTCTATCAATTCTAAATTCTGCCATTTTCTTGTCCTAATTCTTTAAGTAAGTGTATTTATTTGGCCGCCCATGCCACTATGATTTACACAATAATAATATAGTGTTGGTGCGTTTACAGGTATTTGTATCTTAACATATGCGCCTTGTACACCTGCTACACCTAGCTTTGTAACTCCAGTAGTATATTCTACGCCACCGCCCCATGTTCCGTTTGGTGTTATTGAAAATCTAATTGGATGTGTATTGTTACTAACGTTAGCTTGTCCAAATGTATATGTTTGTCCTTCAAATAAGTTTAGTGTAGGTGTAAGTATATCATTAAGGTAGTATCTATTTCCAGTACCATATCCTGTTGTGCCAGTTGCAACAGTAACTTTAAAGTGGGTTGGATTGTACGCACTGTTGCCGTCTGTACTTACCCCGGTAGGATACGTGTACGGTCTATTAATTCTTACAACTAGTTCGCCTTCATCGTTAATATAATAAAACAAATGTCTGTCATCCCAGCGCAGTTGTTCGTATGTTAAGTTTTCATAAACATAGTCATGGTTCTGATCACGTCCTTCAAAAAAGTCAACGCCTTGTTCAAAGTCACTGTAATTTTTTGTGGGGTCGCCTGGTTTATTAACTTGTATCGATGCATCTGGATCCATTTGATCAACTTTTGTAAAAAACAATTCGCCGTCGTCGGTCCTGCGCAGTCCATAAAAGAATCTACCATCTAGTCCATCTAAAACATTTTCTTGATTATTTCCAAAATATGCCATGTTTTACTCCTATACTATGTCTACGTAACTGATAATAGCATCACAGCTATCAGCTAAATTACTTTGTACTAACAATGAATTATTTGCTGGAATAATTAATTTCTCTCCACCAAGCATTCCTTTAAAGCTACTATTCGGAGCTACCATTACATCTTTCATAAAGTAACCTTCTACGCTTGTATCGTCCTTAACATAAATGTTAACGTTAATAGCAAACTCAGTTATATTTGCAATATTGATTCCTAATACAGTAGCGTTAGTTGATCCGTCACTTGCAAACACTTCAATCTTTTGTGTTCCTATATCTTTAATAATTTTGTTTCTAAAATATGTTGCCATTTTTTTATCCTAACGCTAATACGTATTCTAATGCCAGCGACTCTGCATCACCAAAACTTATGCCGCCGCTTGAGCCTGCAACGGATACCCAGTTAGTTCCGTTATATAATTCTACTCTAGCCGCTTGTGTGTTATATCTAGTCATTCCTAATTCAGAGCCGCTTGGTGCTGGACGAGTGGCATCAGTGCCTACCGGAATAACTATTCCTTTTGTTCCTCCAAACTTAAAATATCCACTGCCTGTGTTCTCAAAAACAGTATTAGAATTAGAAACTGTATTTTTAATAATATTGTTTTTAATACTAAAGTTATCTATTACAACACTACCAGTGCCGTTAGCAAGTAAGTTTAAGTCTGTGTTAGTACTTATCGTTGTGATAGTACTGCTGTCAATTTCTATATCTGCAACTTCTAACTTGTTTGTAACAAACTTAGTTGCTTCTAAACTAGCAGTTAGTGTGCCTGCATTATAAAATCTAATAATATTGTCATTTGCACCAGGAGTATTTTCCGCTGTTATCTTAGTGTCGCCGTCTTGGTCTTCAAGTTTTGTACTTAACTCTACCCAGCTACCGTTATACCCTTCAAACTTATTAGTAGTAGTGTTGTATCGTGTCATGCCTGTTACAGGACTAGCGTTCCGTTGGGCTGTTGTACCTTTTGGAAGTAGCATACTATCAGTACTGTTAACTTGCAGTATACCTGATGCTGGAGTTAATACCATATCTCCATCTGTGCTTAACACGTTTGTATTGAAACTAAAGTTTCCAGTAACAACACTACCGCTGCCGTTTGCACGTAGTTCTAAATCACTGTTACTTGTGGTAGTAGTAATAAAGTTATCATCAATTAGTATATCACCAGTTGTAAAGCTGTTTGCTGTAATCTTGCCTGTGCTATCTAATTGGGTAAGTGTAACTGTTCCGTTAACTGTAAGATCTTTTGTAATAACAACATTGTTAGTCGGAACTAAAATAGTACCAGTGCCATTTGCACGTAGTTCTAAATTACTGTTTGATGCAGTAGTAGTAATAAAGTTATCATCGATTCTTATGTCTTCAAAGTCAGCAATTCCTGTTACAGACAATATTCCAGTTATGGTTGCATTGTTTGCATTAAACCCACTAGTTGATTGTACATTTGCAAAGTTAGTTGTTCCGTTAATCTGTAAGTTGTTTGTAATAACAACATTGTCATTAGGAATAACAACACGGCCTGTGCCATTTGCTTTAAGTTCTAAATCACTGTTAGATAATGTAGTAGTAATAATGTTGTCGTTAATTTGAATATCTTCAAAATCAATCTGACCGTTAATTGTCATAGTGTCATTTACTACAATGTTTCCAGTAGTAATATTTTCAGCAGTTACTGAGTCTAATACAGTATTACCACTTACTGTTAAATTGTTATCGATTACAACATTACTTGATGCTACTCTAACAACTCCAGTACCTGCCGCTTCTAGTTCTAAATCACTATTAGTATCAGTTGTTCTTAACAAGTTTCCTGTAATTTGTATATTTTCAAAAAACGCTTGTCCTAAAATAGACGTTGTACCGCTTACATTTAAGTTACCTGTAATAGTTGCAGTTTCACTAACGTTTAAGTTCCGTGGAGTAAATGCTCCTAATACATTTAAATTTTGTTCAATAACAAGATTGTTACTTGGCAACCTAATAACACCGGTGCCATTTGCTCTAAGTTCTAAATCACTATTAGTATCTGTTGTGCTAATGATGTTATCGTCAATTTGTATGTTTTCAAATTGGAACGCTCCATTAACTGTTAGTGTATTAACGTTTAAACTATTTGCACTAATATTTCCGCTTGCTGTAAGACTAGCAAGAGTAGTTGTTCCTGCAACACTAATGTTTCCTGTAACTGCTAAATTGCTACTAGGAATAGTAACATCACCTGTACCAGACGTACCTAGTTCTAAATCACTATTAGTATCAGTTGTGCTAATTGTATTATTTTGAATGTTAATATTTTCAAAACTTGCTTGGCCTGCAATAGTTACTCCGCCGGACACATTTAAGTCTCCTGTTACAGTAGTTACTCCTGATGTTTGGATTATGTTGCCAGCTACTTGTAAATCATTTTGCGCAACTACGTTTCCAGCAAATGTTGCAGTGGAATCAAACTGTGTTGTTCCGCTAACTGTAAAGTTGTTACTAGGTATTGAAACTGTTCCAGTGCCGTTTGCACTTAATTCTAAATCACTATTACTATCACTAGTGCGAATTCTGTTTCCAGTAATATTAATATTATCTAAGTCTAATTCATTTGCATAAATCTGATTCCAACGTTTAGTTACTGATCCTAAGTTATAAGTTGCAGTTATATTTGGTGTTACATTACTATCTATGTCACCAGTAAATTGAATACTGTCTGTGTCAGCATCGCCAATCGTAATATCACCGCCGATAGTAACGTTTCCTGTTACGTCTAAGTTTCCAGTTATGCTAGTGTTGTCAGCAAGTATTATACTCCCTGATACACTTGATATTGTCATGTCTGTTGTAAGAGTTTTTATTGTACTGCCCTGGATTCTAAAGTCTCCAGTTTCAATTTTAGTACCATCAATAAATGTAGTATCACTACCTGTTTGGAACGTTAATCCATTAGTAGTAATAACTTCTAAGTTCGCTGTGTTAAATTGCACTTGCCCAGTTTCCTGGTCAACAAAGAATGCATCGCCAACTCTAAAGTCACCTCTATGGTCAACACTAGTAAAATGCACTTTAGCTGAGTTAGCTTCAACAACTTCATTTGCTTGTACAACTGTTGAATTATCATTATCAACTGCTTTGCCGTTACCTATGTATGCAAAGTTTTGCCCAACTAGGTATATTTTTACACCTGGGCCGTCACCGTATGCTCCGTGTGTACCATATACGTTTGCGCTACCAATTGCTCTAAGTTCGCCGCCAAAGTCAGATACATCAAACAAGTCGATAAAGTTAGCAGTTGCTCCTCCACTAAATTCTATATTTTGTGCAATTTTAACATCTTCTTCAAACTTAACAGCCGCATTCACTCCGTCGAAGTGTGATAAGAACTTTGTTTCTGCGTCACCAATAAGTGCGGCACTAGCAACAGTAAATCCTGCATCTGATGAGTATCTTGAACTTTTGCTAATTCTAACATCGTCAATGTATCCACCTACTGCTGTTTCGCCAGCAAAGGTTGCACCTATTCTTACAGGCTTACTTGTTCCATAATTATTGTTGTCGAGTATTGCAGTACCAATCTTAGTACCGTCTAAGTATAATTTAGTTGTGTTCGCCAGTCTACTTACAGCAATATGATGCCATGTATTTGCAGATAATGTTCCGCCTGTAATTCGCGTTACGTCTGCTACATTAAATTTAAGTGTAGTACCGTCAACCAATAATGTTGGAGTAATGTCTGATACTAGTCCTGCACGTAAATCAAATACTGTTTGTATTCCACTTACTGCACTCAATCTAATAAAACATTCTAATGTAAAGTCGCCTGTACCAAATCCAAAGTCGTCATTGGCGCTCATACTTATATAGTCACCAGTTCCGTCTAATAGTAAACTAGCACTACCAAACTTCTTTTGTGCGGTACTTAGCTGTGCATTACCAACTGCACTTTGATTCTTTGCTTGGCGTGTTGTAACCTCAGATACGCCTGCAAGTTTTCCAGCTATATAAAACTTACCGTCTGCGTCTTTACTAGCAATTGTTCCTGTACCTAGTACACTACTTCCGTCGATACTTTTTAAAGTAAACGTTTCGGCTGCCGCAAATGATCCTGTTAATCCGTTTACTCTTATTGCAGTTCTACCTGCATTTTTTAAGCCTGCTGATCCATCAACTGCATATAATCCTTTTGAAGCAAAGTAAGTAAACGAGTTTAACCATTCAACTCGTGTTCCGTTAGTTATTGAAAGTCCGTTAACACCCGGAGTAATAAATGTTACTGCATGAAATAAACAGCCTGCTTCTTTACTAGTTGCGTGTGCTACTTGTCCGTCTAAGTATGCTCCGCAACCTG